CATCAATATCTTCCTTTTCTTCAGGAGTGTCTAATTCTTTTACAAGATTATCAACAGCTGCTGCAGCTTTACTAGGATCGATCTCCTTTTTCTTAGGATCTTCAAGATCTTCTTCCTCTTCTTCTTCCTCTTCTTCATCAAGGAACGATGTGTCTACTTTTGGAGTATCAAAGATGTTATTCTTTTTTTCCTCCTTTTTTTTGTCCTCAGGAAGCAAGACACTTTCTGATCCTGGGGTACCGAATACATCTTCTAAATTTATATCTAGAACCTGTACTTCTTCTTCTTTTACTTCTGTTGCCATACTAACTTGTTGGTTTTTAAGTGTGACTGACTATATATAATATAAACAAATTTAGAAAATTAAACTTTATAAGTTAAGACTTACCTCAAAAAAAAGCGCAATATATAGCTAAAACTACTTTTTCTTTTTTGGTGCAGGCTTACTTTTTGCCTTTACGTCATACTTATTCTTATTTTTCTCAGCTACTTTTACTGTATTATCAGACTTAGCTAACTCTACATCAAGCTTTCTTTCTTCCATTCTCATCTTATCCTGGTGCTTAGTCATATCATTACTTGCTTTTTGCTGATCTAAGCTCATAGTTTGCTGATACTCATCACTTCTTTCTATACGATCAAGAGCATCTAAGTAATCATTCTGGGAATTAGCATTAGTATCTTGCATCGCTCCATAACCTGCAGCTTGAATTTTACGTTGAAGAATATCAGACTCACGATCTTTCTGATTCTGGTCAGCTTCAAATTCTCTAGCAATAGCTTTCTCTTTAGCTTCAGCATCAAGCTTATCTCGTTGCATCTTCTCAGCTGCTGCCATTTCTTCCTGACGCATTCTTTGAGTCTTCTCTTCAGTATCCTTAAGAACCTTATCTATCTCAGCGATAGAGTCAGCTTTAATAAGTTTTCCTAGATCATAAATAGAAGCTCCGGAAGTATTATTCGAAAGAGCTAATTGCTTAAGTTCTTCCATTACAGCTCTCTGATTAGTCTTAGTATTAGCAAATACATTAAGATCTCTAAGGAGAAGATCCGTACCATTAATCTCAAAATTCTTACGCTGCTCAGAAGTAGTAATATAACTAAGTCTTACAGAAGGTTTATTAGACTGATAGTACTGAGCTAAGTCAGTTCTCATCTGATGTACTCTAGGCATCAAGTTATCACAATGCTGGATAAAATATACCTCTGTTTGAGAATAAGAACTACCGAGGGCCATCTTCAAACCAGTGGCTGTCTGACGCTCTATCTCTTGTCCCATTCGCTGAGGAGAAACACCTATTGCTTCAAAAGCTTGTTGCTTAAAATAATTAGCTAGACTTACTCTTGACATAAGACGATTGGTCTGATCAAGATCAAGTTTTTGGAAATGTTGAAAGTTAAGAGGGTTCTCTGTATTAGAAAGAGATGTATCTAAAGGTAGCATCTGAAAATCTTTCATAGCTACATAAGCCTTAGCAAAGTTATTCTTACCCCAATCTTCTCCTAAAGAATGCTTAGGAAGAGCGTTCTGGTCTAAGACAATTACTGTACCTAGCTCATCCATTAAGATGTCAGCTACCTGGTTATTTACTAGATTAAAACCTATCTGATAAGGTTTCATCAAGTCTACCATAGCAGTAGATCTTGTATTACGGTCGGAGAAGACTGCTCCTTCTACTGGTAGTTTACATCCGTATAAAGTACTATCACCTTTGAACTGATACTTTAGAGGTCCTATATTATTCTGATTTATACCTAAGTATATAGGATTTATTCCTCCCGGATTATTGGTACCCCAGAACGTCGGCCGATTAGGTCCTATCTTAACTCCACCATAAGTTTGATTAATCCAGATCCAATCTATATGTTCTCCAAATACTAGATTATCAGCTGACTTATTTTTGATCAATCGTGTATTATATATCGGCTTATCTGTAATTTTATAGTCTTCTGTAACAATAGACATAGTTCTATTACCAAACTCATCTACTTTAGTTAAATGACCATACATAGTCTGAGTCTTCCAATAACAGGTAGTAACTCTAAGTAAGTTAGTCATACCCATATCATAGTAGTCTTCAGAATCACTCATGATCCAGTTAACTATATCCCCTCCCCACTGAGCATTATCCCACATAGAAGTAAACTGACGATAAGCTAAAGAAGGCATATTAGTATTCCAATCATGAGACTTAGTAGCATCATAATAAGAACCGTCATTCTGATAACCCTGAATAGGATAACCTGCAGATCTAACAGGATATATAAGTTCTATCGCTTCTTGTTGTTCTCTAGTCATTAACCATCCATATCTATCGATGGCATCTGCTACAGTCATCATATCAAACTTACCTACATAGAAGCCTTGTGAGATATATCTTACATCCGGAGACTTCTGATAAAACGTAAGTACGGGATTCCAGAGTTCGATATCATAATCATCTTCCATCATTCTAAAATGCCAGAATTCTCTATCTGTTATAAGCATATCCCGAAATCCTCTTTCTTCAAGCTCATCCATTCTAAATCGCTCCACATCTACATTAGTCTGATGAGTAGCCCACTCTTCACAAACCGCTCTATATGACTTATTATGAAAGCTTTCTATCTCAGGAAGAGTCATAAGCTTCTCTTCAGATAGAGCCTCTTTAGATTCTTGACTATTAGGATCTAATCCCATCTCAGTTAATCTAACTGCTACTTTCTGCTCAGCATCCGATAAAAGAGCTGTCATAAGTTGCTGCTGCTTTAATTCTAACTGTTCATTATATGAGTAGTCATCTACAGCTCTGAAAGTAACTTGAGTATTTTTCTTCGCGAACTCTGATACTAAAGTATTTATAACATTGGGAATAATAGGATAGAACTTAAGTTCTAAAGCGTAGTTATCATCTTTAGTTAAAACATCTATAAGATCCGCACTATCATTATCTTCTTCGACTATATAGTCTGTTTTGTCAATAATACCCTTAGCAAGTTTATAGTTCTTCATTAACCGACGAGCATTCCTTCTTACCATCTTAAGTCCTTGCCATTCCAACCAATCCATATTCCAGGCTGTCCACTCATTATCCTTCTCAGCTTTAGGCAGAAACTGAATAGGCTGGTTAAGAGTACCCATTCTATTGTACTCTGCTTTCTTACCAGCCTTAAGCTGCATCGCATTATATATCTGCATACTAACTTATTTTAAATTCTTGAAAGGATTCCTCTTCTTACCACCCATACTAAACTTATTACCATTACTTCCTAAATTACTAAAAGGGGAATGACCTAATTTACTAAATTTATTGGACTTATCAAAGTTACCACTTTTTGTAACATCCTCAACTTTCTTTTTATAGCCTCTGTTTGCTTCTTGAATTTTGATAAATGCTACCAAAGCGCAGTAAGCTACCAATCGGTCAACATTCAAATCATCTACATAAGCTTTCATCTCAGCCAAAATCATAGGATCAGGTATTCTTTCTATACCATAAGTAGTTCTAACAATATCACCATTCTCCTTAGTCTCATGATCAAGTTCTTCTTTTAAGAAGTCTATGCCATACTTAAGAAGATGATCCTTAAATATCCTACCGGTATTCTTCCAACCATACTCCTGATATACATTTGCATTAGATCCAATATCTTTTAGAAACATTATCTGGCTTTTAGGAACTAGATACTTTTGTTTCTTTCTATGAATCATGTGATTGATAAACTGAGAGATATTGTTCTCTACTAAAGTCCAGGCATTATACCACTCTACAATAAGCTCAAGTCTTTCGTGAGTCTTATTAATATCATCAAAACGACCTGTCCAAGTAGCTACTATTTTACCAGGCTCTATAAAAGTCTCAGAACCATTATCAGTATATCTTGTAATTTCTACAGGATTCTTATATACTATGATAGAACAAAGAGATTCTGAAGTGGTAGTCTTTCCTACACCTACAGGGTCAATAGATGCGTAGTATTCACTGAACTCAGGTCTTTCACTCGGTCTTTCCCATACTTGAAAAGATCCTACTTTGTCTTCTCTTTTCTTTGAAATAGGGAACTCATCAATAGGCAACTTCGAAGTAATCTTAGCTTTAATCTTACCTTCTTCATCTCTATAAAGATCAATAAGCTCATATCCGTATTGCTTATCTTCGATTCGCTTCAATTGCGCAGAAACTAGATTCTGAGGAAAAGGAGACTCTTCTCTATAATCAAAAGCTTCTTCTATATTACGCGGACTTTGAGATATTCTAAGTTGATATTCACTAGGATCTAACTCTTTCTGCCACTGAGCAAAAAGCTTCTCTAATGCCGCTAAAGCTCCTTCTACATCTGAATTACCATACTCATCTATGAAAGGAGGCATAGACCATTGTTCCGGTATAAATAATCCTGACTTTCCTATAGTTCCTTTAGCATCAATCAAATTAGTTTCTACAGCATAAATATCATTAGCTTCTGGCTTTAATACCATCTTCTTTAAAGGACCGCACTGAGATAGATCTCCTACTGATCCTGCTGCTATAAATACTCCAGTAGTTATTAAACCAGACTTCATAGCAGGACGCATATACTCGAAAGTAGTATCCATCTTAGGTGCTATACCGGCCTCTTCATGGAAGAAATACTTACAAGGCCCTCCTACTCCATTAGTAGGATCTTTTTCGAATGATACTCCCTTTATAATACCTTTAAGACCTCTATCTGATTTACGCTTCTGAGGACCTACTTGAGTCTCAATCTTCTGCTGCCACATCATAACCTTATCAGGATTCATAGGTCGATACCAGGCAGTATGCTGATTTAAGAAAGACTTATATTCTGTCAAGTACTTCCAGGTTCCTGAGTCATTGATATAATCTTTTAGAGAAGCTCCCATCTTAAGCGTGACACCTTCTTCAAACCATACTTGATTAAGAATCTTAGCAGCATGAAAGTAAGATGATGCTATCTGTCTTTTCTTTACGATAGCGACATGTTTATAATGAAGCTCCGCTAACAACTCATAAAGAGCCATGTGATACTGAGTATCATATATATTAGCAAAGCCAAATCTTTGAATCTCTTTATTAAAGATAGGTAGAAAGTTAACCCACATGTAATAATCTCGAGTAAGATACCAAGTATGTTTACCTGATTTGAATATGGCACCTCTTCTGCATTTATCTTTCTGATCATCCCAGTAATCTATAAAGTCTATAGTTCCTTGAGGATGTAAGCAATAATGACCATTCTTATTATACGATCTAGCCTGACTATTAAATACAAAAGAAGTATCGTTAAACTTATACTTACCAGGTTCTTTAAAAAGACTTAGTGCAAAATCTCTAAATTGATCTCGATTCTTAAACTGGGTAGTAGTCCAAGTCCCATTATCCCAAGTAGGTATAGACTCATAATTATCCATCATAAGCTAGTCCGGCATTACCTTTTGCTTTACTATGTTGTTCTTCTTTTAGATCTTTAAGTACCCCTTTGTAAGACTCTCTAACACGATCAAATTTTTCAGCGGCAGAAAGTAAGAAAGGACCATTACCATCTCTTCCTGTAGTTATAGGCTCTTTCATAGCAACCGATAAATTATCCAACATTACTTTAATCCCCTCATAAGCTCTACTAGTAGGAGTAGAGTAAAGTTTTGTACAAAGATCCAAGGCTTCTAACATACCATCATCTTCTGCTGAGAAGTCCATTTGAATCTGCTTAGCTATTGTCGATTCTTTGCTACTCTCGGGTAAGAAAAAAAAAGGATTATTATCTGGATCTGGACATGTCATATAGAATAGATAAAGGTATCTCTTCATATAATCATCCGGATAGTTATCCATAATAAACCTAAGATCCTTAAGTGTATAACAATGCTCAGTTGGAACAACTACTTTATTCTGAATATCAAATAATCTTACTATCATCTCTTCTTAAATTTTTCTCGGTTAGCTACTACAGCCTCAATAATAGCTTTTGCTTCATTAGCATAGTAAGGTACTGTATGATTAACAACATTCTTAACTATAGGTTTCTTATTTTCATCTAGAACTACTGTTCTTTGATTAAACTTATTTCTGGAATACTCCTCAAAGATAACATGATTTATAGTAAGAACCCCTGGCTTAAAGATAGGATTATGCTTTAAGATCATATACATATAGAGAGAAAGCTGAAGACCGTAATGTACTATCTCGCAATCTTCTAAGTGAGATACTGGGGGAAGAAGCATCTTGGCTTTTCCTTCCCAATTACGATAACTTTCAAATCTTATCTCTTTATTGGTCTTATAATCCGATATATCAACTGTATCGTTTATTACTTCTACTCTATCTGATTGACCACATACTCCAGCGGACTTTAAATAAATTAGATGCTCTGGATATACCCCTTCTACTAACTTTTGAGAAGGAGATATCTTATAATCGCCATCCCATGTAGTACGAAATATAGGAAGTTCCTTACCTTTTCGAACTATAGTAGAAAAAGAAGTTATCTCAGTTTCTCTTTCATCATGATAAAAGCGACCTAGATCTGCAGCCATCTTTGACTCACTAGACCAGGCAGCTTTAATATC